TTCTGAAGTCATGCTCCAGACCCTGAAGGTCATGACGAATGACCTATCTGAGGCTCAGATCATGGAGATGGGTTACTCCGAGGAGCAGGCCCATAAGCTGAAGCTCCTGGCCCAGAATGCAAGCGACTCGGCCACTCAGATTCGGACCTTCTCCCAGATGATTGGCACTTGGCAGGAGGCCATTGGATCTGGATGGGCGGAGACATGGCGACTTCTGGTTGGTGACTTCAACCAGGCCTCGACTCTGTTCACCTCAGTTGGCAACTGGGTGAGCAGTGCTATTGACGACATGTCACGGGCTCGAAATAACTTCATCAAGGGTTTCGTGGATCTGGGAGGTCGTAATGAGATCCTACGGGCCATGCTCAATATCTTTGACGCCATCGTCAAGATCCTAGGCCAGGTCGGTTCTGCATTCCGGAGCGTATTCATGAATGCATCTCCAGAAGGTCTCTATCGAATCGTCAAGGCGTTCGCCGACTTCACCGAGCATCTGAAGATTACTAATAACTTTGCTGATAAACTTGAGTGGACTTTCACTGGTCTATTCTCAGTGTTCCACATCTTTGCTACAATTGTAGGAGAGGTGGCACAGGTCATCTTTACAGTGGCTGCACATATCATTGGGGCTTTCTTCCCAGCAGTCGCTGGAGTGAACTCTGGGATCTTCCAGATCACGAAGGTGATCGGCAAAGCAATCTTCTACTTCGATCAGTGGTTCACTAAGCTTGACATCGGTGGAAAGGTACTCAAGCTGCTTCTTCCGCCAATCGACCTTGTCGGTAAGGCGATTAAGTGGGTTGTCGAGGCTATTCACAGCTTCATCATGTGGATTGACTTCGGCGGTAAGGTTACCAAGGTCGGAGAGTCGCTCAAGGGGCTTGCTTCTAAGTTCGGACTCGTCAAGGAAGCGCTTAAGAACTCTGTCGTTGGCCAGCAGTTCTCCGCCGCAATGAATTCACTTCACAGCGGAGTCGACAAGGCCAAGGCGAAGATCAATGAGTTTGCCACGAGTGTCGGAGACAAGCTGAAAGCGAAGCTCGCATCTGGGAAGTCGGCTCTGTCTGACTACTTCAAGGGCTTCAACTTCGGAGACATGACCTCTTCCGAGGCTATTATCTCTTCTCTCGGCGAAGCATTCGACGAGCTGGGTAACAAGCTCAAGATCTCGGAGAAAGTCGAGTGGCTCAAGGAGAAACTCGTCGAGCTCAAGAACGAGATCATCGAAGCATGGCACGTCGTTCAAAATAGCAGTGCTTGGGATAAACTTGGTGATGCTTTCTCTAAGGCCGGAGACAAGGTTAAGGATCTAGCCAAGTCCTTCCAGGAATGGGTTAATGGCCATGGCCAGGTCAAGCAGGCAGCCCAGGAAGCAGCAGGCGCTGTGGCCGGGGTTGGTACTGCTACTGCTCAGGCAGCGAAGGATGCAGGACAAGCAGCCAAGCAGAACTTCATCCTCAAGTGGATGGACGACATCAAGCGCATGGCCGAACAGCTCCACCTGCCTGAGATCTTCGAGAGCATCAAGCAGAAGCTGATTGAGATCAAGGAAGCCTTTCAGACTGAGATTGGCCCCAAGATCAAGGAGGCCGCCAGCAAGGCATTCGGTGGAATTGGTGATGCTGCATCCAAGGCCAATGAGAATCTGAAGTCCTATGACATGGGTAAGATCATCATGACCATCCTTGGTGGTGGTGCTATCGTTGCCATTACTCGGTGGATGAACTCCTTCAAGGAGAACTTCGACAAGATCGGAGGCCTAGCTGACAAGCTCAAGGAGTTCTTCGGCAAGCTTACTGAGACTCTCGATGCCTTCATTGAGCAGATCAAGGCCGAGGCACTCAAGCAGATCGCCATTGCACTTCTGATTCTCGCCGGCGCTCTTCTGATCATGGCACTTATCCCCTTCAACAAGCTCGTCAAGGGTCTAGTCGCGCTCGGTATTCTGTTCAAGGCGATGTCTGAGTCCTTGAAGGAGCTCGAGAAGCGGGATGCGGATAAGCTTAAGGGCATTGCTGGTGTTCTGACGCTGCTAGCAGTCGGCATGGTTATTATGGCCGTAGCGGTCAAGATGCTTGGAAACATGGATCCGGGTGCAGCCCTTCAGGGTGTTATCGCCCTGGCAGTCATCCTCAAGGTGCTAACCGGCTTCATGGAAACTGTCCAGAAGAATGCTAAGCGGATGAAGCCTAGTGCTGGTATCCTTATGGGGTTGGCTGTATCTTGTGTGATTCTTGCTGGTGCAGTCTACATGCTCGGCTCGATGGACAGCGGGAAAGCTATCCAGGGTGTCATTGCACTGGCGGCCGTTATTGGTCTTCTTACAGGATTCATGTATGTGGTTAGCAAGGATCAGTCCATGGGGAAGGGTGCCGCAATCCTTATGGGACTCGCTGTTGCCTGTAACATCCTAGTATCTGCAATATGGATGCTAGGAACCATGGATACTGGTAAGCTCATGCAAGGTATGATTGCTGTCACGGTACTCATTACCGAGCTATCTGTGGCTATGGCAATCGCAGGACGGACCAACCCTAAGGGTGCCGCAGCAATCATGTCTATGGCTCTGGCAGTTACAGTCCTGGTCGGGGCAGTCTATATGCTGGGGAATATGAACGTGGCAACTCTGGCCAAGGGGCTTATCTCTCTGGCTGCCGGTCTTGCTATCCTGGCCATCTCGATGGCAGCAGCGGATGCGTTCAAGGATGGAGCGGTTGCTCTAGGTATTGCTTCTGTATCCTTCATAATTCTAGCAGATGCGCTCAAGCAGTTGTCCACCCTGTCCTGGACACAGTTGGCTATTGGTCTGATTGGTCTTGCCGGTGGATTCACCATTCTACTGGCAGCGGCTTTCGTTGCACAAATGGTAGCCCCCGGTCTGATCATTCTTACTGCGGCTCTGCTAGCACTAGGACTGGCTCTGCTCCCGATCTCAATCGGTCTTGCGGCCTTCGCAGCAGTTCTGGGTATCTGTGCCACTACTGGTGCTGCTGCGTTCCTAGTTCTGGGTGAGGGGCTAAAGCAGCTTGGTGCTATTCTGCCTCAGTTGGCAGTCGACCTGGCTAATGCAGTTGCCAGCTTCATCATCACGTTGGGCTCGCAGGCACCAGCCATGGGTGTCGCTATGGCAGAGCTACTTGGTGCAATCATCTTTGCCATCAATGCCAACATTCCTGGTATTGTGCAGATGCTGTTCATCCTTATCAGTGCTATGCTCACCGAGCTGGGCAACCACGCTTATGAGTTCGGCTCTAAGGGTGCAGAGATCCTGGCAGACTTCCTCCAGGGTATTGCCGACAACATGGGCAAGGTCATTGATTCCGCCACAAATCTGATCATCAACTTCCTTGATGGTATTGGCAACAATGCTGGACGAATCATTGACAAGGCGGCATGGACGATTCTGAAGTTCCTCGAGGGTGTTCGGGACGCCATTACCAAGTACTCTCCGAGATTCCGCAAAGTCGGTGGCGAGATCGCTTGGGCTATCATTGATGGCTGTACATTCGGTATCGCGAGCAAGGCTTGGAAGATCGGTTCTGAACTTGTGAAGGGCGCCAAGAACGGTATTCAGCAGCTGAAGAACTCTCTCGGTATCCACTCGCCTTCTCGAGTTATGATGGAGATCGGTGGGTACATCGGAGACGGTCTTGCTATTGGTATCCGTGATCAGCAGGAGAATATTGCTGAAGCGAGTACTAGCATGGGGAAGACGGCGTATGACTCCATGTCTAAGGCTCTTGAGGGAGTAAACGACCTCATTGAAAATGACCCGTCATATAAGCCGGAGATCAAGCCTGTCCTGGATCTGTCCGAGATGCAGAAGCAGGCAAGTGGCATTGGGAGTATGATGCCGGCGATTGGTGTTACGGCTCAGGCCGCAAATAGCGCTCGACCGACAATTCCGCTTGATGTCGACACTTCTGACAAGAATAGTCAAAATGGTGTCACAAACATCACTTTCAACCAGACCAATAACTCGCCAGAGGCGCTGGACGCGGCTACTATCTACCGCCAGACCAAGACGCAGCTGGCTATGGCAAAGGACAAGTTGACACTATGATCTCAGAGATCTCGTCCACGACTAAGTCGGGGGAACGACTTACTATCGACATCCGTGACCCCTACTCGTCGGGGATCGCGATCAAGGAGATTACTGGTCTGGGACCCGTCAAGGCCGATCTCAGTATGGATCGATACGCCTTGATCGACGGTGCTTTCCTCAAGGGGGTCAGGGTTGGTACACGTAATGTCGTGCTGACTCTGATCCCCTGGGGGGAGGACATCCAGCAGCTCCGGAGGAAGCTCTACAAGTACTTCGGAGTATCAGAGACCATCTCCCTCGAGGTGATCACCGACTGGGTCAGCGCTAAGTCTGACTTCATCGTGGAATCGGTCGAGCCGAACATCTTCGCAGAGCGAGAGGAAGTCCAGGTATCCTTGATCGGGCTTGACCCGTATTGGAAGGCCTCTTCCGCTCAGATCCAGAAGGTCGTCGGCTTCAACGACACTGTTCCACAGTTCGAGTTCCCATTCTTCTCCGAAGGCAACCACAAGCTTATCTTCGGCGACATGACCAACTCCACGGGTAAGGACATCCGATACCACGGAGATGCCCCCGCGGGTGTTACCATCACATTTACCTTCTTCGGAACCGTGGGGAACCTAATTATCTCGAACACCACCTTCGACGAGACCATGTCTATCTCGAGGGCTGGTCAGTTCTACGCTGGTGAGAAGCTTGTGGTGGATACTCGACCGGGGAAGAAGTCCATCGTCCACCACGCTGGTGGTAGGTCTTCATTCATCACTGGTGTTCTGGCTCCGGGGAGCGAATGGATCAAGATGCACCCTGGTATTAACACTCTGTCATTGCAGTACTCTGGCGGTAGTGAGGACCTTGGTGTGTCCATTGAATACGAAAGCCTTTATCGAGGAATCTGATGCACTTATTCTACACGAAAAAAGATAACTTCGATGATAAGCGCGAGATTCCCAGCACGTTCATCTCCCTGAACTGGACTGAGCGCGCTTACGAATACGGGCAGTTCGAGCTTCAGGTATATTCTACATCCTCGTATCCTGAGTACGGACTTGGTAACTTCCTCACGAGGGATGATACTGAGTACGTCATGGTCATCGAGACTGTAGACATCAAACAGATTGACAACCGGGTATACCTCCACAAGTATACGGGACGATCGCTTGAGAGCCTGTATGAGTGGCGAGTTCAGCTTCACCGTAGCTGGGTCATTCCTGATGCTCAGGGTAGATTCGACGCCCAGGGTTTCGCCGAGAGGATTGCACACCGTCACTTCGGTGACAATGCAGAGCCGAATCGTAAGCTTCCGAACTTCCACTTCCATCGCAATGACCAGGTCACCCAGCTGGCATACGTCAACGACACGGGCAACAAGCTCCAGGATGGCAAGTGGATCATCTACGATCGCAACCCGGCGGTAGAGATGTTCCGGAATGTGATCTCAGCATGTAAGCCGAATGGATACTCGATGTTCTATCGAGTTAATCTCGAGAATGGTGGGTATCATACATATCTTAAGGCCCCACACCTAATCGAGACAATCACCCTGTCTGAGGCAAACGACAACTTCAGTGACTTCGAGTCGGTCCAGAGTATCGTCGACGTAAAGAGCACGATCTACGAGATCTGGGACAGTGGTGATGTGGATCTTCAGTGGGTTGCGGATGGATCGACCCACACTCGAGAGCACACTATTCGATCCGAGAACCCTGTCGACCGACGTGAGGTCTTGTGGGACAACACCCAGGTCCACAAGCCGTATAAGGTCGAGGACTGGAATAAGCTGACTGAACTTCAGAAGCAGCATATCCGATCCCTCAGTGAGGTTTGGTATCCCTTCTGGGTTCTGGACGCCATGTTCCCGAAGTACTCGCCGGTTGAGATGGTATCTGGTAAGATCGATAGCTTCTCGAATGTCCAGTTCCGAACCGGGTTCGATGTCGGGGATATTTTCTACTATGTCCCCACCGGGCGTAACTCAAGACCTATTGAGGCCCAGCTTACTGAGATGACAGAGTCTTGGTCCGCTGATGGATTCTCTCAGGTCCCAACCATCTCCATGACCTCTCGAGGCAAGTGGAATGGCGACAGCTTCCGTATTGACTTCGCTCGTAAGGGTCCGGGCGAGATTATCGAGCCTCGAGAAAGGGGTTAACCTATGCCCATTAATAGTGGCTTCTACAACTCGGTGAATGGTGACCGGGTATACGACGCAGACCAGTTCGGATCCCTGTTCGACGGTATCATCTCTGACGGAGTGTTTCCGAACGTCGGGGATAAGTTCTTCGTTCGCCCGATTGCGAACAGTATGAACATCTTTGTCGGATCCGGAAAGGCTTGGCTCAATCGTCGTTGGGTCGAGAATACCGGTGACGAGACACTTGCTGTTCAGGCTGCTAACGCTACGCTGGACCGTATTGACTCGGTTGTTCTGTCAGTCGATATTTCCAAGGCGGTTCGAGGCGCCAAGCTTGAGATCATCAAGGGTACTGCCTCGGCTACTCCGAACCCCCCGCTCATCCCGAGCGACGGGGAGAAGAAGTATATGATTCTCGCGAACATTCGAGTCGTGAAGAACGCCAGAGCCATCGGTGCGGAGTCGATCACGAACTTCGTGGGATCCAGTCTCACACCATATGTGGGTGGGCCGGTCAACACAATCAACCTTGACTCGCTCCAGGCTAAGCTACAGGGAGAGTTCAATAACTGGTTCCAGACAGTTCGAGATGCTCTGCAAAATGCTGGTGGGAATACCTCGACGGATGTGGCCAACCTTAAGGCTAGCGATAACGCCCAGAACACCAAGATCTCACAGCTCGAGTCTCGGGCAGGGCAGATCGAGTCCAGTGTCACTAATGTCTCGTCCAAGTTGGAGACGTCGTCGACGTTCTACAACATGGTCAACATTAGCCACTTCGGTATGCACAACTCGGTATACCGTGGCGCCTCTCTCGGTACGAGTGTCTCAAACTACATGTCGAGCATCCGTAACGGTACATTCAGTGGTATGTACCTTGGTGACTACTGGACCTATGCTGGTGTCAACTGGCGTATTGTCGCATTCAACTACTTCTACGGTGTCGGTGGTACTCCTATCCAGCAGCATCACGTGGTGGTTGTCCCTGACAAGGCACTCTACAGCGCACCCCTTCATGAGACGAACCCCTTTACCGGATCCTACCTGGATCACACCATCAACAAGTCTGGGCTCGCTCAGGCTGAGCGAATGGCGCGATCTATATTCGGCGACAACCTCATGAAGGGATGGACTCGAGTCTCACAGGGCATCAATACCAACGGAACGGTTATCTCGTACACCTGGTACAGCTCATACGCCATGCTCTTGGACGAGACCATGGTGTTCGGTCGTCGAATGATGGGCGCCGGTCCTGAGGGCAACGCTCTCAACCTTGGTCAGCTCTCGGCGTTCGAGAAGAATCACACCCTGATCTTCCCGGGTTATGAGTACTGGCTCCGTGATCGTTCTCATGCAAGTACTGCTGTATATCTCAAGAGCAACGGCGAGGTCTCTACTGCACCTATTCATTATGGGTTTGGTATTCGTCCATATTTCTTGATCGGTTAAAATGACACACTTCGGTTTCAGTCCATTCTTGGACCTAACTGTCGCCGTATTCCTTGGTATATTCAGCTCCACTGGGTTCTGGGCATACCTTCAGAAGCGGCGAGAGAAGAGTTCAGCAAATACTCGTTTGCTCTTGGGGATGGCACACGACCGTATCGTCTATGTCGGAAAGACCTATATCCACCGAGGGTTCCTTACCCTTGACGAGTACGAGGACTTCATGAAGTACCTCGTTGACCCATACTTGGAATTCGGTGGTAACGGTCTTGCCGAGAGAATCGTCGACGAAGTTAAACGGCTCCCCGTAGTCCCTACCCCAAGACCTCCCGCTAGGAGGAAGAAAGAAAATGGCTAAGCATCTCAAGCAAGGAGAATCGATGCACAACAAGACGTATGACATCCTGAAGTGGGTTGCGCTGGTCTGCCTTCCCGCTACCAGTGCTCTCTACGTCACCCTCGCCGCACTCTGGCACCTCCCGGCCCCGACCGAGGTTGCTGGTACGATTGCGGCTGTCGACACCTTCCTGGGTGTGCTTCTCGGCGTGAGCTCCAACAAGTACCAGGGTACCCAGCCCTCCGGAGCCCTTCACGTGTCCGAGGACCAGGGGATCCACGCCACCTTCGACCAGGGAGTCGCTGAGATGCTCCGGAATGGGAAGGTGACGCTGGACGTCAAGCAGGTCTAAGCGAGAAAAAC